CTGCTACACCAGTAGATACAACTGCTGCTACACCAGTAGATACAACTGCTGCTACACCAGTAGATACAACTGCTGCTACACCAGTAGATACAACTGCTGCTACACCAGTAGATACAACTGCTGCTACTGTGACTACAGGCCCAATAGCTAGCTCCAGTAGCCCAACTGGGTACGTAGATGCTAATGGAAATGCTGTAAATGCTGACGGAAGTGCGTATACAGCTAGTGGTGGGCTAGATACATTAACACCAACTGTTACACCAAGCGCGCCTACTGTTGTAAGCCAAACAACTGACCCGTCAACTGGCAACGTTACAACAACGTACAGTGATGGAACTACCACAACCGCAGACTCAAATGGAAATCCTGTAACAGCTACGGATACTGCCACTACTACGGATACCACAACGACCCCGACGTCTTCGTCATCGTCGTCTAACCTTGGTAGTGTATTAGGGACAGTTATCAGTGCACTACCTGCATTGTACAGTGGATCATCGAGCTCTTCTTCGGGCTCTACCACTACTACTACACCCGCAACAACAACTAGTTCTACAGCTACCACACCGGCGGCAACAACACAAAAGGCAGCTACAACATCTTCAAAACCAACGGCGACTATGTTTAAAGGCACACAAATAACACTCCCAGAAGCTTCTACAGCGGCGCTTCCAACCTTTACCTACCAAACCCCAGCGGCAAATCCGAATCTGGAGCAATACATTGCTTCTGCCGCTAATGGTGGGTTAATTGGGCTAGCTGACGGTGGTCAACCAAAATTGCCAATGCAGCAGCTTAGAATGCACGGTCAACAATACGCACCAACACAACCATATGTTGGAATGTCCGAAATTTCTAATGCACCAAGGCCACTTCATGCTAAAGATGGTGGTAAAATAGTGGAGCATAGACCAGAATTCTTCAGTGAAGGTGGTTTGGGCTCTATCGCCCATACTTACGTAACTGGCAAAGGTGACGGTACTAGCGACAGCATTCCTGCGATGTTGGCAAATGGTGAGTTTGTTATCCCAGCTGATGTGGTTTCAAGCTTGGGTAACGGGAGCAACGATAGTGGTGCAAAAGTGTTGGATGAGTTCTTAAAAACTATCAGAGAACACAAACGCGCCGCAGATGCAAAACACCTGCCTCCTGACAGCAAAGGGCCTTTAGGATATTTATTAGACGCTAAGAAAAGAGTAAAAGCAAAATGACGACAGCAGGATCATCGGGTTTAAATAACCTAACATCTAGCACATGTGTAGTACAAACTACACTACCATCTTGGTATTGTGCAGCACAACAAAAAGTTGCTTCGGGAGCTGCCACAGCGGCTGCTTGCGCTCCAACGTTTCAACAGTCTACATCCCAGCAAGCAGTTAATACATTAACTGGTGCTAATAACCCGTATACGCAATCACAAAATGCTTTAAGCAGTATTGCTTCGGGTGCAGCTAATCCTTGGATAACAAGTGCCTGCGGTGCTGTTACCCCAAATACTAGCACAGCATTAGGTGGGCTATTTGCTGCTCAAAATCAACAACTAAATCAAATATTACCAACTGTAACAGCTGGCGCAAACGCCGCTGGAATTGGTAGCGGTAACTTCATGAGCTCTCAAGGTCAAGGTGCTGTGGAAACTGCTAAAGCAAACGCACAAGCCAATTTGTTAGCTCAACAAATGACTGCTGCGTTGAACAACCAACAAACAGGAACAACAGCGGCAACTGGTTTGGGTAATGTCGGAACACAAGCTATTTGTGCAGCTCTCAAAACTGGAACTGCCCAACAAAACGCACCTTTCCAAACCATTGGAAACTACGCGAACCTCATCAATTCATTGAACGTACCCGGTACTGTTCAGTCTCAAAAACAATTATCCGCTCTTTGCCAAGCAGCTACATTAGGCACTGCAGCACAAAGTGGCTTAAGCGCGTTGGCTGCAACATCAACTGGCTCTAACCTTTTGAAAACATTAGGTCTTTGTGGTTTAGTTAAAGGCACATCTACAGCAGCTACAACGCTACCTGCTGGTGTTCCTACCGGCGCAACTTTAGCTACCGATGGCAGTGGTAACTACACATATAACGGTCAAACTTATAGCCCAACAGGCACTTTGATTGATACAAGTGGTTCCACTTCTTCTGGAACAAACCCGGTTAATGCTACTGTTGATCCAACAACAGGACAAGTAACAAGCGCTGGATGTGCTTGTGCTTACGGTGCGGGTTAATTAAGGATAAAATATGCCAGCAGGATTAGATTCTATTGATTCATCGACAAGCGATGCAACAATTCCATATACCGCGCCTAAAAGCACGGGACTTACTGAGAAGATTGCGCTAGACCCAACACAAACTAAAGATGTGTTGGATAACATGCAGCGCTTTTTGGACGCACGTGAAAGCCCATTAGCCATATTGGTTGGGGGCCTAAACGCGGCTTCTGCAGTAGCACATGGCCCACAAGCCTATGCAGACTATAAGCGTGTAAAAGACGCCGAAGATGCACAGCTAATGAACTACAAAACCCAAATGGCTGCCTATAAAGCCGCTCAAGGGCAAGCTGAAAAAGACGCCGCAATTATGTCTAAGATAAATGGTGGATCTGGTGCAGGCGCTGGAGGCTCTACTTATATTGAGGGTGTTGGAAACGTTTCAAATAGCGTATTAAATAACCCCTATATTAAAGCACAGCTTGACGCAACTAGCAACAACGCTGATAAGATTGAAATCATCAAAAAAGCCAACGCTGTGGCTTTTGGGGCACAACAAAAAGGTTACTACGAAGCTTCTGGCAATACTCAAGGAGACGTGTTCTTTGAGCCTCTTGGTAAAACTATTCGTATTACTCCAAATCAAGGTCTTACTTATCAAAACACTGGTGAGTTGCCACTTACCGTTGGTGAGGCAGATCGTAAAGCAGCAAAAGCATATTGGGTAAAATCACAAGGAAATGTTGCAGCACCTCAAGCACCCGCTTCCGCTCCCCAAGTACCTGCTCCTGCTGCTCCTGCTGCCACACAAAGCAGTGCTCCAGCGCCGCAAGGTAGCCTTCCTGTTAGTGCTATTCGTACAGCTGAAAGCAACAACAACCTTAATGTGCCTGATTCTTCAAAAGGTGCACAGGGCGCTATGCAAGTTCTTCCTTCAACTGCTAAAAACCCGGGTTTTGGTGTAATGCCCGCGCGTGATAATTCACCAGAAGAAAGAGAACGTGTTGGTCGTGACTACTATGCAGCTATGCAAAAACGCTATGGTAACGATACTATTGCGGCTATTGCATACAACTGGGGACCAAAGAATACGGACAATTGGATCGCTGCAGGTGGCAATCCGAATGATCTTCCCAATGAGACAAAACAGTATGTTGCAAGAGCACATAAAGCCGCCCAAGCTAATGCTGTAGCTCAAGCACCCGCTGCTCCTGCTGTAGCTCAAGCACCAGCTGCTCCTGCTGTAGCTCAAGCACCCGCTGCTCCTGCTGTAGCTCAAGCTAAGCCAGCTACATCATCTTTATTCCCAACAGCGGCTGCGGCTACATTGCCGCCTCCACCAGCTCAGGTTCCTGCGGCTAAGACTTTAACACAAGGTGAGTCTGTTGTTCCGACTCCTGCTGCTCCTGCTGCTACACCAGCTACTGCGGCTCTTACTTCAGCAACATCACTGCCAGAACAACGCGCTGCTTTACAAAGCGCTGGTGTAGTTCCTCCAAAATTCAGTTCTGCTGAAGAAGAGAAGCGTTGGTATAAAGACCAAGAAGATCGTGAAAAATCTCGAATCGCTATTCTCGAAGAAGAGAAAAAGAAAATAGCATCTGGCGCTGGTGATCGTTACAATGAAATGATGAAAAACGATGCCAATTCAGGAAACATGATTACTGCGGCTAATGCCATCAGCAATATCGCGTCAAATCCTGAGAACGCTAGAGGTCTTGGTATGTCTAAGAAGGGATTACTCACTGTCCCAGGTGCGTTATCCAATACTATCCATGCTTTGGGCGCTATTGGCACACTGGGTCATATGAGTGAAAAAGAAGCTAATGACTGGGCAGCAAAAACATTACCCGCTAATGTGCAAGACGCCCGTGACCAGCTTGAAAAACACGCTAAAGACCTCGGTATTGGTTATGCCGCGCAAGTGTTCCACGGTGCTCGTATGGGTATCGGTTTGGAAAAAATGGCGATGGAATCCAAAGGTATTGGTACTGAGTTTTCTGCTGCAACAAACAAAATGCATGCTGATATCATTAAAGAAGGCGCATTGTTCAACCGAGCTAAAGTTCAATTATGGAATGAATACGCTGCAGCACATGGCGGTCCTAACAACGCTAGTTTCTCAGACTTTGAAATGGAGCCTAAATACCGTGCTCTTGAAGATCAGACTCGCGCCCGTTTGGCTCAAAAATACCCTAATGTATTTAGCGTAGAAGACGACCATCGTGTTGACGCCCACAATGTGCCGGGAGGAACTCCTGCAGCTCCAGCTGCACCTGCATCTAAATTTGATAAATACAAAAAATAATGACACAATTTGATTATCAAGCTGCTTTAAAAGACCACCCCGAAAGTGAAGTTGCTCAGTATTTAGCAACTCAACACGGGGTTGATCGTGATGCCTATTTAAAAGATGGGCACAGCGATGCTGATTTTATCAATGAATATGGTCCCAAAGAGCTTCCCGGAGCCCCTACCCAAGCTTCTGGTAATCCATCTGCTGAAACTGCACCCCCAGATAGCCCAGATGAGTATTATGATAAATCTGGTGCTGCTGTTCTTGGTGGCATAGCTGGTGGTGCACCACAAGCTGCCAGATTTGTTAAAAACCTCAGTAAAGGTGCTGGTAACGTAGTTGTTAATCTTGCCAGAAGTGGCGCTACTCAACCTCCACCGAGTACCCCAACAGGCACTGTTGAGGTGTCTTCACCTCCAGCGGACTGGAAACCTACACACGGCGGTGAACAGTGGGTTAAGGGTTCTACAGGCGTGGATCTACCAGGCGCCCAAATGGAAAAAGCTGCGCTTGACCAAGCTAAAGGAATGGCGCATGTAATTGGCCCAGGCGGTGAACTTGCTGGCGGCGAAATTAAATCTGGCATATTACTAGGGCCAGAGAAAACCACAGCGGAACAATTGGCTGCACAAAAAGCTGCATTAAGAGAAGAACGACTCAGCAAATTGGGTCAAGAAGCTGCTAGAACCTATTTAGCCAAAAAAGCTGCTGAAGAAGCCTATCGTCGTGCTAACCCAACGACTTTAGAAAAAGCATTAGAGTTCGGAAAAGCGGTTACTGGAAAAGCATTAACTGCTGCTGGTCCTGTTTTGAAAGTAGCTGGCCCTGTATTGGGTGGAGCATCTGCTGCTGAGCAATACGAAGATATGCTCGAGCGTTTCCACCATGATGATTATCTACGTGGTATCGCTAGTGGTGTTGGTGCAGCTGGTTCTGCAGCTAGTGCAATGCCTTTCCTGCCTCCTCAAATTCGCGCTGCAGGCGCGGGTGTTGGAATAGCTGCCCCACTTATCAACTACGGAGCTGATGCGCTCTATGGACGTTCTGGATACTCTGGCGGCGGTTTAGTCGGATATGATGAAGGTGGCTCAACAAAAAAGTCAATCGCCGGCGCGTTAAGTGATGTCGGCTTTGTTCAGGGTCCAAACTTAACAACAATGGCGCAGGACTATGTGTCCAAGTTGCCAGAAACAACTGCTAAGAATATTGAGCACACCAATTGGATGGTGCAAAATTCTAATCCATATGATTTTAATCCTCATTCCACAACCGGTGGACTTAATCAAAACTACGATCCCCAAGCAGCTAAAGAGTTTGCTGAATATATCCCTGGAATGGGTGTTGGTGCAATAAAAGAAGCCGGTGGTAACTGGGCGGCTAACAGACTTGAATCTTCTTTAAAATCAATTGGCAGTTCTATTCCAAAAATTGATACCTCAAAAAATATAACGCAAGACGCTGGTAACTTTATCCGTGATAATTTTCCGCATGTAGATGATGCATACAACCAATATTTTAAAGATACTGGATTGCATAGTATGAACTATGGTAAAGATTACTGGCCTTGGATGCAACAAAATTTTCCAAAAGAATTCGAATCAGTCACTGGCGAAAAAACGCCAGCGCATGCAATCAATAATTGGATAGATTCAAAGCTAACAAAATACGTCAGAAATGATCTGGCAACCCCGAATGATCCAATAAGGCAATTAGCTGATAAAGGTATTAGTCATATTAATAATCTTGAAGATAGATTTGGCGGATTAAGTGATCGCTTAGAGGATTTTAGAGAAAAGCAAGGTTTTAACCGCAAAGGTTACGCAGAAACGGACGCTGGAAGAACATGGGAAAACTTGGCAGACGACCATGTATATACAACAAATATAAAGGATTATATGTTTGATAATCCTGCTACCACAAAATTAAATCCTTGGATATCGGATCTAGCTGCAAAAAATCCCAATGCGCAGATTAATGATCTAGATAGAACAGCTACTGTTGGGCTTGGATTTGACCACCTTGTCGATGAGCTACGCAATTCAATTAGACCTGACACAGATTTACCACAACACTTAAGATTAAAACCAGAGGCGCTAGATAGGGTTACAGTTCCACAAGCTGTGCAACAAGTAGCTAAAATAAACGCTTGGCGCGCCGACCAAATGGAGAAGGCTTCTAAACAAAGTTTAGCTGACTTCCCAGTTGTACACGCTGGCGAGAATGGATACAATATCCATGAATTGAAGATGCCAGAAAAAACAGACTTACCTGGATATACTTTTGAAGATACAGCTAACGGTACTAGAGTGTTTAACGAAAAAGGTGAACGAGTAAACCATCCAGGTGGATTTAATCTTTTTGCCAATAAAGAGCTAGCTATAAAAGACTTAACTCACGCTGAATCATACAATAAGCTAGACAAAGCTCTCAAAAATGAGGGCACTCAAATGGGGCATTGTGTCGGTGGATACACCGATGATGTAGCAAACGGATACTCTCGTATATTCTCATTGCGTGATCCCAAAGGTGGTGCACACGTAACTATTGAAGCCTTACCTTTAAGTAATGGGAAACTTGAAATTAACCAAATCAAAGGGAAACAAAACGGCCCTGTTGTAGAAAAATATAGAAGCACGATCCAAGACTTTTTAAACAGCAAAAGTGATGAACTTGGTAATGTTTCTGATTTAAGTAATGTCGGGTTGATCGACGTTAAAAATTTAAGGGGTAAAGACTATTTTAGTGCAACTCAAGCTGCGCATGAAAGGGGTGAAATACCCCGTTTCATTACGCGCCAGCATATAGATGACTTTGATAAATAGTTATTTCTTATAGCGTTTGTTAACCCAGCCTTCTGCGGCTAATGGGAAATCAGACGCCCACTCTGGAGGAGTTGTCATAATGGTCATGACCTCCTTCAACGCAGTTTCCGATTTATCTTCATCCACCAATAATAAAACCTCATCATGGATCAAGTTAACGACCTCATATCCCGCCTTCGTGATATTGAGTGTGGCCTCTGCCAAAAAGTCTCTAGCTGTGCCCTGCACTGCAGATTGGAAGATACTACTACCAATCAAATTGTTCCTTGTCCACTGTCTGGTGTAGGTGTTCTGGCTGTGGATAGTGACCCCCAACTTCTGAGTACCCCAAGGAGTGGTGAGCAACTCGAGCTGTGGCCTTTGCCAGCAAATGAGCCGACCGCTTGGAAGTTTCATCCATAACGCATCTTTTCCCATCTTCAATACCAACTTCCGATAAGCAGCAAACGCATTACCTGGGTTCTGAATGGCATCTACTGCTGCAGCTTCGCACACAGCCCAGAGATCTCTCACTCGCGAGTATGAACTGCGGTAATTATCCACTGCATTCTTGGCTTGCACCTCCGTCAGTTTTACTCCCATCCCTTCTGCATATTTAACAAGACCTTTTGCTCCTTGTCCGAACATGGCGCCCAATACGGCAGACTTACTAACCTGCCGCATATCCTTAGTGACGTCATCATACGGTACATGGTAGAGCGATTCAGATGCAAATGTTTTGTACTCATCTAAACCCTTTCTGAACATCTTTACTTTGTCGTTTTGTCCTGCGAGCCAAACCCCAACTCGGTTTTCAATTGAGCTAAAATCCACGTCAACGAAGGTTTTGCCTTCCGGTGCTTTGATACCTGATCGAACCAAGCTGGAAAGTTCTCGCATCGTTCCAGTGGCGCAATCAAAGACTCTTGGTATAGCCAGTTCAATCTCTTCATCTTCGAGTGTGGGACGCGCGATATTCTGTAAATTGAGCCCACCACGGCTCGCCCAGCGGCCAGTACTAGCGCCATGATATACCAGTGTATTCCGAATTTTTCCTTCACGTTGTATCTCCAACATTTTAGCGTACTTAGCCACGCTAGTTTGGCTTCCTTCTTGACGTAATTCTAACGCACGTTTGACCCTTGGAACTAAGTTAGTGTTCACTAACATAGCTGAAACGGTCTCTGCGGTCAAATCGTCTAATATCGGTTGTCCCGTTGCTTTTTGACACTTATTAATCCACCCCAGCAATTTGGCCCTCTCAGACGGCTTAAAACCGGTCAAGGAGACGCATTCAGCGTCGATGGCTGCCTGAGCCCCTTGGACAGCCGAAACGGCGTTCTGGAGCTCTTTAGGGTCCACAGGAACGCCTTTTAGGTTGATCTGCTGGGTGAGGTACCAGACACCCTGTTCGGCGTCTGAGAGGGGCCTTAAATTGGCTACAATCGACATTTCCGTACGGACGTCTTGTTGGCAGTAACGAAACAGTTCCGCCATAAGTGCCTCGTCGGTGCTAAATTGCCCATTTCGACCCGGTTTGCACATTTTTTGGATTAAAAAGCGCCCCCTTGGGTCTTTTTGGTACTCCGAATTAAGGAACGCGCCAGCGTCATCCAAGCTTTGTGGGATGTTATTGGCGGCTGCTATGGCCATACTGTCAATAACCTGCTCTAGTTTTAGTGGTGGCCAGCCGTACTTCGGCACACAGACGCAGTTCCAGATGGCGTACTCAAACATGGCGTTCCATGCTTGGATTTTGCCACCCCGTTTAACGTGGTCAAGTAGGGAATTGAATCGGTATCTGCGAACAACCAAATCGTCAACAGGGATTTGTGCCGACAATCCAACAACGGATACATCTTCGGTGGTGGTGCCAGCCGCAATACACAGGACTTCTGTGCTGGGGTCGTTGGCGTAGATGTCGAGGCCTTGTTCTACAAGGTCAATTCGGCTACGTGTTTCAAAGTCAATGCTGTAAATCATAATCGCTCCTATGGCAAACCGACGTGTCGGTATTTATAAATAACTACCTACAAATTGTAACATAAAAAAGGGGCGCCGAAGCGCCCCAAACTCACCACCAAGTGAAACTATTTAAATTTCGCACACTCCTGCACTACAGGCTAACTGCTGCGCTCCTTCAACGTTGTCCGTGACTTCTTTGAAGTCGTCCCAGTTGATGGACGGAATGCTTCGTTTAAGAGCTTGATACGTTGCTTCGTCGCACTCTTCATACGGCGCTTGTCGATAAGTTCCTCCGTCATAGGGAAGGTAGGAGACGCCACTAATTTCTCCAAAATGATCCCATGTCCATGCTCCGACTGTTGGCCAGTCTTTCTCTTCGACGGAGATCGTAACAGATGGCTTGTGTTCGCACCAGTGTCTCTGGTACGTGAGCCAGAGGGAAAGGTGAGATATAGGGCTAACATCTGCTCTTGTGATTCCGGCGGGTGCTTTTTGAGGAAAGCTAAACACCACTGTCTGATCAGGTTTATAAACGCACGGTTCATTTGGTATTCCTTGGCTGATTAAGAACTGAGTAAGAGGATCCTTTTTATCCCCGCGCACTCGTCGGATATAATATTTGCTGTGCCTTGGATGTATTCCAGACGCCGAATCAACGAGTTGGGACACGGTGCCACTGGGTTTGACACAGGTAATAGCAGCCGATTTTGGGATTCCAAGCATTCCTGCAAATTCTTCGTTAGCAGATCGAGCTGCTTCTCTAAGTTCAGATAGTAGTCCATTTAGTTCGTCTCCTTGTGTTGTGAGAAGGGGATTATCATAGATTCCGGTGAGGGAAACACCCAGTAACCGCTCTTCTTCAGTATTTCTCTGCCACACCTTGCGCAGATAGGGGAACTTGGTGAAGGTAGACTGGATGGTACCCAAGATAGCGGCGATGCGCACTTTGCGCAACAAGGTTTCGCGTGTGTCGTCATGTCTTACCACCGCCTCCGTGAGATTGCAGAACTGATAGGGACGAAGGATGATTTCTGAACACGGATTTGTCCCGAACTCGTAATTGGGATCACGATGTCCGTACTTCTCAACAGTTTTCTTCGCAGCCTCGCGGTTAAATATGCCCCGCTCGCCCGAGTGGGAATTGTAGAGGGATAACCATTCCTCCATAAATTTACCAACCGTTGGGGTTTCATTGTATACCGCCGAATTGTTCGCAAGTGCACGATGTGGCGCAGTCTCCCACCACGGGCCCGCTTTAGCATGACGAATCCTTTCATCATCAAGATCAGATAACGAGATCATTGCAGAGCGACGTACGCCACCCACTACAACAACCTCACCAATTTTACACATCAAGTCGTGACACTCTAAGCTGTTTAGCTTGCGACCTTTTGCGTGTTTAAACATATTAACAGCAAACTTAAATAAATCAACTAATGGTTCTGGCCCAGAAGCTCTTCCGCCAAAAGTTTTGAGTCGTGCTCCGGCAGGTCTAATGGCAGAGACGTCCCACTTGGGGATCTCTCCGGCGTAGAGGTTTGCGAGGAGTAGACGTAATGATTTTGCCCAGCCTTCTTTGCTGTCGTGTACGGTGATGACATGTTCCGAATCAAATAGACGCTCTGGCACTTCTGGCAACTGTGCAATATACCTCGATTCGACCGAGAAACCAACACCTGTTCCGCAGAGCAAAATAAACATTGCCTCATCAAAGGCTTTGGTGTCATCAATCGGGAGATAGCTGCAGTTATAGACGCAAGTATTGTCACGGTCGGCACTCTTTCCTGCTGTCATCATGGCTCGCATGGACGGCATTAAATCTAGGTTATAAATGGCACTACGGATTTCTTCTTTCAAGCCTTTGTTTAGCACCCAATTAGCGTTGGTTTCTTCTGTGCTCAAAGCTGGTGTACGACTAAAGATATAGTCGACATAACGGTCTACGGTCTCGCCCCATGTCTCACGTCGTTGTTTGTCATCGACAAAACGTGCGTAACGGCTGGCGGCGATATATTCTTGGTATTGATCCATTTATTATTCTCTATTGTTTAATGGTTAAAAAAGCCCAACGCAGTTTCTGCGTTGGGCTGCCCACTACATGGGTACTACTGACATGAAGAAACTACTATTAAATTGCGAAGTCTGCAGCAGCGGATGTCGCGCCACCTAACTTTTCACCTTCTTCCAATTTCTGGACGTTATTCAAACCACATGCAATGCCCTTAGAACCAGCTGCATTATATGGGTAGAATGTAATCGAAGCGCGACCATAGCAACCGCTATAGAACTCACTTTGGTCCATGATTGGATTTAAATCTTGATCAACAACACCTGGTTTTTGAGCAGAGTTAGCGTTGATAAAATAGCTATTTGCATATGCTGGATCATCACGCTCTTCATCACCATCACGCAAACCACCTTTTAAACCTTTTGGAACAGCGCCACCGAAGAAACTCGCGGCTGATGCTTTGGTATCTTCAAAAGCTTTTTGCAATTTAGCAACAGTTTCTTTATCAGATTTAGGAATAATTAGGGAAATAGAATACTTTGGTTCGCCGCCATTCATACCGGCTTTTGGTGAGAATACATTGGCATAAGAAAAACGAACTTTGCCTGTTACTACTTTTACTTTAGTGCTTTGCATGATATTACCTTTTTAACGTTAGAATTGATCTTCAATCGGGGTCAATTCGTCTACCCGTACCGCTAGTATAACATACTTCTATGCGTCGTACAACAATCCATGTGTTTCAAGAGCCGACCGCATTGCCAAGCATCTGACAAACTCATCTAAACAACCTCTATCATACAGCAATTCTGGATCTTGTGCAACATCTGAAAAAACTTCAGCTATAAAACTTCTTAATTCTAACACAGCGGTGTGATCTCCGCCGGGCAACCCATCAAATTCTTTAACATATTGAGCCACCATTAAATCTGGAATGTCGGCCTCTACACCTAGATATGTTACTTTCATTTAATCCCTTCTATTTTACTTGAAGAACTAGCCCCACGTTTCCAATTGCGTATCCAAGAAACATGATGCCAGTTCCAATACCGCCTTTAACAAACTGGTCTACCGCTACAACAAAGTAGACCAATCCCATTGCAGCAACTAACCAAGTGCTCATTTAAAATCCTCAGTTGCGGATTCTTTGTCGCGAACAAGTTTTGGTTGGCCTTCAGGTCGTACAACTAAATCACCTAAATGCGCCATCACTTGTTTGTTCAATCGCTCCAATGCAGCTAACGATTTGAGCTTTGGTGCCTCCCAAATAATTTCTGGATCCATGCCCTTTTCAACCAACACAACTGCTGCTAAAGCTTGATCGGCAATCTTACGGTGGGTTACTGAAGTTGTTAACTTAAATCCGGGCGGCACTACATTTGTTGCAACTGCTTTGTTTACTGCGTATTCTTCAATATCGCCAACCCAAGATTTTAGGTTTTGGGCTTTGATGAGGACTTGGGCGATTTCGTCTTCGTCAAGGAGCGGGGCTGCTTTGAACTCAAGCTTGGCGAGCTCTGTGTTGAAGTCGCTACGGGCGCGGCACGTGGCTTTCGCTTTGCAGAACTGGCACCATTCGCCTGGGAGGAATTCGCCTGCGCCACTCCACGCTTTCTTGGCTTTTGGTTTGACGAAGTAGTCGGCCCACTCGATAAGTTTACGGATGCTTGTACCATCGGTACTGATACTGTCAAGCCTTGGTTGGTGGATGGTGTATGAGACTTCACGTATGTCCGGCCATTCTTCTTTGAACTTAGAGTAGGCGCCGAGCGCGTAGAGGCGGAGCTGGGTGTTGTCGACCGCAGTAACGGGAACACCTCGTCCGAACTTGAGGTCGATGACTCGGATTGAATACTTTGATAATATAACGACGTCTGCAGTACCAAATCCGTCAGGTACCCAGTCAGAGAAATCCACGCGTTGTTCAAAAAGCGGAGTGTCGCCTTCACCAATTTGGGAACGAACATAAAGAACATAGTTATCGACGTTAGCCTCAAAATCGTCTCGTTCATCGGATGAGTAGTTTTGGTAGATCGGGTGCGTTTTGATGATTTCGTATTCGCGGTCATATTCATCATGTCCTATTTGGTTAAAATTTAGTCTCAATCGTACTTCAGCTAGTGAATGGGCAAGTGTGCCCTCAGCGGAGAAATCAACGCCGCTAGACGATCTTTTTAATTCGGGAAGAGTTGCTTCTAGGCGAGCCGAGGGGGTGCAGGAAAGCCACCGTTTGGATCCAGAAGCGGATAATAATGCGTGTGCTGTCATATTATTCTTTCAATTCAGGTTATTGAGGGTTCCATTATATACACTAATACGCAAAAAAGCCACCTCGAGGGTGGCTTTTTGGCAACAACTGAAAAAATATATTTTTAGACTTTTAGGGCGGATAGAAGGTCTGCAATTTCTTTATTAAAATCGACCACAACTTCTTGTTTTACGTTGGCTTTGATCTCCTGACGGTCTTTATAGTCGTCTGGGTACTGTCCACGGAGGGCAATTTCAGCCACTCGGGAGTTAAAAGAACGGTTATCTACGTTGGCTAACATCATGTTTTCCCAAAAGGCTTGACCGTAGGTTGTCGCCATAGACATGGTTTCTTTGAACTCTGGGTTTTCTTCTTTCCAACGGGCGGCCATATCTTTGCTGATGCCAATTGCAGCATACATCGCTTTCTGAGAAGCGCCCTCTTTGCCGAGTTCTAAAACGGTCTTTGCCATTTCATCGGTAAACACTTTTTTTGTTGGTTTTTTAGTTGCCATGGATTTTTATTATGAAGTTTGTTGCTCGGCTCACCCCCATCACCAGATCAAGACTCGAGGGGCTACGCGACCAAATGGTTTCGCCATTGCTGGCTCATCAGGCGTAAATGTCTTGACTTGGATACCTACTTGCCGAGCTGTGGTATCGTTAGCTCTTTATTGTTGCCAATACAGCTGATGACTAGCCCGCCTATTTAGGTCGTCACCAGAGGCGCTTTACCTAATCATCATGTGTATTGGCCCCGCGGGGTGCGCTTTCAAGAAGAGGCGTGCGGGGAACTATTACTTAAGCGATTCCTACTGACTTCTTAGCAATCTTGGCGAGCTCTTTTTCTGTGTTAGAGCTTACAAATGCGTTGATCTCAATTGCCTTGTCGATGATCTCAGCCATTGTAGGAAACTTAGGGGCCAGATCAGTTGCTGTTTTAGTTGCTGTATCCATTGCTTTCCAAGCAGCCAAATTGGCTTCGTGCTGTTGAATCAAGAGATCCTTAGCGGCGTGAAAAATGGAATAGCGTAATTCAAATGGGTTTGTCATGGTAATGCCTTTCTATGTGTGTGTGTTTGTGAATTGCCGGTTTTCTGTGCTGGCAGACCGGCAGCCAGTCGATTTCTTTACATCGAGCCCTTGTGGGGCGGGGCGCTTCACAGCGTGTCCTATATCTACTAATACGCTTTTTGAAGCATTTCCGCCCTAGTCAGGCATGATGATTTTTCGGGGTTCTTTTGGCTTGTCTTTGGCTTCCTGTTCTTCCTTTAACTTCTTGCGGAACATTGGGAGCATTTGGTTAACCATTTCCTTGGTCATTGCCTCGGCTAAAAGGCGGTCTTTCATCTCCTGCTCTTCTGTACGCTTTAGGGTTTTAGCTTCCACAGCCTTAATAATGTCGTTACTAAAGCCGCGGTGTTTTAAAAACTTACGAATGAAATCATCACTCACTCTTCTGTCCTTCTAAGTTTAATGCCTCAACTTGAGGGCGAATCTGAGCATCAATCGCACCAATGCATGAAGCAAAAGTGATTGAATCCGTTTGATTCGGTTTGTTTAAACAGCTAATTAGAATGTTGATATCACGTAAAGAAAAACGTAATAGTACAAACTTTTCCTGCAATTCATCTTGTGTCATTTCTTTTTACCTTTCTTTTTTCCAAATAATGCTTCTCTTGCTGCTAGTTTTTCTGGGTCTGTGCAATACTGATTCAATTCCAGCTTGCGGCAGTACATATCCATTACCTTTTCCATACGCATATCGTTGAGCACCTTAATACCAAGGAGTGCATTTAGGACTTCATCTTCCGTCATTGGTGTTGGATGATCACCATAATGGTGGAATAGCAAATCAATATCATCACTGGTTTGCCAAGCCAACATAATGGCGCCTTCTAAGTCAATGTGTGGATTCATTTTTTCTTCACTCTCTTATCAAATTCACCGTGTGCGAAGTACCAACGGGCTACTACTTCAATGGCATCGACCACAGTCTTATAAATTTCTGCGTCATCTTCATGCAAATGCGCTTTGTTGTTCTTGTAAACTTTCAAATCCTTTTTAAGGGATTTATATGTTTCCACCAAAGACTCTTGAACAACCGCATCGGCTGTATCGTCATCAAGCTCAATTCTCATTTGCCGCATTCCTTATCTGCATATCCACCTTGCGGTACGATTTTGTAGCTAAATGGTGTTGTGACACCAGCTCCTGTGTTAAGCGGCATGTTCGAGCTTCCAGTATATGACTGAAGTGGTTGTGGCTCGGTGCGTAACTTGATCTCTTCATCAATATACCAACGGGCTTTACGTAAGTCTTCAACTGCGTCTTTCTTTAAATCACAACGCCAAATGTATTTAAGCGCGTTACCGAGATTAAAACCCATGTGACGGGTGATCTGGATACATTCCACACCGCTTGGATGAGCGGTGTAATGTCTAGGATGGTTAACTGGATCGTGCATTTTTTCTCCTTAATTCGTTTTCAACTGCTGTAACTTCTTCTTCGTTATCACAAACCCATAGCGTCTTGATCGGAGAAAACATGGAGAGATCAATATCCTCCATGCCACGAACCGTATCAATTACTATGTAGCCTTTTACTTCGTGTTCAATAATAAAAGTGCTCATAATCCAAGTTCCTTTTTAATAAA